AAACTAAGCAGTATTTATACCATTTTTAGGTTAACTTTGCAAGGACTATTTTATGTTATTCACTTTAGGTAGGTTATGTTTTGTTATAGGGTTGCGTAACGGCTTCGGCTTAGACATCAGCACTAGCAACGGCTTCACAGTCGATCTAGACCCTAACAACATTGCAGGTAGTATCACCGACGATAGCGCGTACACCGATACGACTGGGTATACGTTATTACTCCCGTTCAGTTTCGTAGCATTGCAGTGGGAGCGATAATATGGCATTCAGCAAACTACACCAGCCCTGCGAACTTTGCGGCAGCAGTGACGGGCTGAGTTATAACGATGACGGCTCCGGCAAGTGCTTTTCATGTGATACGTTCTTCCCTAATGGATGCGGTGCTACGCACACAAAGCCTGCACAGGCCGTTAGCGGCAGTAGCTGGGACGTTGTACGTGATACGCTACTGCTAAGTGACTTCCAAGCCATCACAGATCGCGGCCTCAGTACACACAGTTGTAAGCAATATCAATGTATCGACACTGGCCCATATGTAATCTACGGGTATTTTGCAGCCGATGACGCGCATCAGGTAGTAGCGGCTAAGCTGCGTTACCCGGACAAGCGTTTCTCTACTGTGGGTGACTGGGCCGAAGGGGGCTTATACGGGCAACAACTCTTTAGCAGCGGTGGTAAATACGTCACCATCTGTGAGGGCGAGTATGACGCCATTAGCGCGTATCAGATGACAGGCAGTAGGTTTCCATCAGTGTCGGTGCGAAATGGCGCTAGTGGTGCTCTACGCGACTGCAAAGCGGCTTACCAGTGGCTAGACAGCTTCGATACCATCGTGGTTAGCTTCGACAGCGACGAGCCGGGTAAGAAAGCTGCGCGGGAGGTGGCTGCGCTGTTCGGCGGCAAGTGCAAGATTATGAGGCACGTTGACGGCTATAAGGACGCAAGCGACTACTTGCAAAAAGGTAAGTCAGACCTGTTCAAAGGGACTTGGTGGGCAGCGGAGCAATACATACCCGATGGCATCGTTGCAGGCAACACGCTATGGGACACAGTAAACTCACCGATGGAGGCGGCGCCTGTGCAATACCCTTGGGAGGGCGTTAACAAAATCACTTACGGTATTCGACTGGGCGAGTTGGTGACTATCACGGCTGGCAGCGGCTTAGGTAAGAGTCAGGTTGTTAGGGAGCTGGCGTATCATATCCTAAAGAACACAGACGAGCGTATAGGTATGCTTATGTTGGAGGAGAGTACGCGGAAGACTTCGCTGGCTTTGATGTCGTTGGAGGTGAATAAGACGTTGCACCTGCCCACGACTACGAGTACAGAGGCGGAGCGCAAGAAAGCCTATGACGCCACTGTAGGCAGCGGCCGCGTCTACTTGTTCGATCACTTCGGCAGCACTGACATTGACAACATAGTGTCAAGAGTGCGCTACATGGCGAAGGGGCTAGACTGTAAATATATCTTCCTCGATCACATTAGCATCATAGTGTCGGCACAGAGTAATGGTGACGAACGCAAAGCCTTAGACGAGTGTATGACAAAGCTGCGTATGATATGCGCCGAGACTATGATAGCCCTAATCCTTGTCAGCCACCTAAAGCGGCGTGAGGGCGTAGGACACGAAGAAGGGGCTGCAACGTCTCTAAGCCAGCTTCGCGGCAGCGCCAGCATAGCGCAGCTTAGTGATATGGTAGTAGGGCTGGAACGTGACGGCCAAGCCTCTGACGCTATCGAGAGGAATACTACGGCTGTGCGGGTGCTAAAGAATAGATTTAGCGGCGAGACAGGCTTGTGTTGCAGCTTGTTTTATGACACTGTTAGCGGGAGACTACGCGAAAGAGGTGATGTATGATAGCAGCTTTGTGTGTTTGCCTATTCTTAATTATACTTGATGACGGAGAATGAATATGAGATGTATTAGCTGCAATGACGCATTAACAGATTATGAAGCAACAAGAAAGTATGTGAGCACTGGCATCTACCTAGACCTGTGCCTAGGTTGTTCAGGGCATGTGCCGGACATTAAGATTGATGACAGAAAAGACCTGAGAACATTTATGGCTGAGGATAATGTAATGGAGAATGACGATGAGTAAACTATCTCAGTACATACAAGCCCGCTACGAGGCGCAGCATTCAGCGCATAACTACGCCAAAGACAGGCTGGAGGGGCTGATTAGAAACCACAACAGGCAGGTGGTGGCTGACTCGGCGGTGCTGGCGTACACGGAGTATGCTGCCAAAGGAGTTAATAATGCAAAAGCTAGTAATCGACCTTGAAACAACACTAGACCATAAGACGATATGGTGCTGCTGCTGTGAAGACGTTGACACTGGCTGGCGCGCTACTTGCACCACGGCGGAACAGTTCACGGAGGCGGCAAAGGGCTATGACGTTTTCGTAGGGCATAACATCATAGGCTTTGACGCCCCAGTGCTGGCTGCTGTGTGGGGTGTAACACTGCCGCCTGAGTCGCTGTGCGATACACTGATACTGTCACGCTTGTACAGCCCAAGCATCGACGGAGGGCATAGCTTAGACGCATGGGGTAAACGCTTAGGCGACCACAAGATAGCCTTTACAGACTACGACGGTGGCCTGACGTCAGAGATGATTGAGTATTGCATACAAGACGTGGCGTTGACGAAGAGGCTGCTAGGTTGGTTAACTAAGACAATGGACGATGAAGGCTTTAGCGACTACTGCGTCGAGCTGGAACACAAAGTAGCCCTCATTGTTAAGCAGCAGGAAGTGAACGGCTTTAAGTTGGACATTGCAGCAGCTAACACGTTGTATAACGACTTAGTGTGCAGGATGAAAGAGATTGAGGCAGGGCTGCAAGAGGTGTTCCCTCCTATAGTCTTAGAGCGTTGGAGTGAGAAGACAGGTAAGCAGCTAAAGGATAGCGTCACAGTCTTCAACCCCGGTAGTCGGCAGCAGATCGCTGACAGGTTAGGTACGCTCGGTGCCGTGTTCAAGGATAAGACGGATAAGGGGTCTATCATCGTCAACGAAGGGACGCTGGACGGTATAGACTTGCCAGAGGCTAAGCTGGTGCTAGAGTATCTGACGTTGCAGAAGCGAGTTGGTCTGCTAGACGGCTGGATGAAAGCGTTGTCGCAAGGCGATAGAGTGCATGGCAAAGTCAGGACTAACGGGGCTGTGACGGGCAGGATGACGCACTCCTCACCTAATATGGCACAGGTGCCTAGCGTCAAAGTTGGCAAAGACGGGAAGCCGTTGCTGGGCGCTGCTGGTGCCTACGGCTACGAGTGCAGAGGTGTCTGGATAGTTGACGAAGGGAATGTGCTGGTCGGTGCCGATGCCAGTGGATTAGAGTTGAGGATGCTGGCGCATTACATGGACGATGTAGCGTATACCAACGAAGTTGTTAGCGGCGACGTACATACTGCTAACATGAAAGCGGCTGGCTTGACAGATCGAAGCCAAGCGAAGACATTCATCTATGCGTTCCTCTACGGAGCCGGTGCAGGCAAGATGGGTAGTATCGTTAACGGCACAGCAAAGGATGGGCAGAAGTTAATGACGTCGTTCTTGGAAGCTACGCCGTCACTAGCAGCCCTCAGAGAGCGTGTACAGAAAGAAGCAGGTAAAGGGACTATCAAGGGGCTGGACGGTAGAGTGCTGCGCGTCAGGAGTGCTCACAGCGCCGTTAACACGTTGCTGCAAGGCGCAGGCGCTATAGTAATGAAGCAAGCGTTGGTGATTCTAGACGCAAAGATTAAACGGAATAGACTGGACGCGCTGTTTGTCGCCAACGTCCACGATGAATGGCAGATAGAGGCGGCGCAGTGGGCAGGCAAGGCAGTTGGCAGCGCCGCTGTTGCAAGCATTAGAGAAGCTGGTGAATACTTTGAAATGAAATGCCCTCTTGACGGCGCCTATAAAATCGGGTTAAGTTGGGCTGAGACACACTAATAACTACACAGGAGTAACTGATATGCAAACTGATATAGATTGGAGTAGGAAGGTGCAATCATGACAGGCCACCACACAACAGTATGGAACGGCATGACGCTCGACTGCGAATACCACGGCGAAAAGTACAGGCCCGCAACACGCACCGACCCAGAAGAGGGCGGCGAGTTTGACGTTATAGAAGCCATCAACGCAGAAGGTTATGACATAATTGACATATTATCACAGGCGGCGCAGCAAGACTTGGCAGATCAGGTGCTAAAGGAGTTACAAGGATGAAGACTATAGCGACTGTAACGATGAAAGACCTATCTAGCTTTGACGTTGCTGTCGAAGTTGACAACGTACCAAGCGCACAAAGAGCAGCAGCAGAGGCTATAGCGGGCGGGGATTGGATGCAGTTTGATAACGTCTACGTCTTCCCAAACGCGGCCATGCAACTGCATTATACATTACCGGCTGTAGCGCCGGTTCACTGGTAGCGCCACTGCACAGCTCCCTTTTACGGTCGTAGATGGGTGAGCAGGCTGTGCAGTGGTTCTTTATTATAGTAATTAGGAGGCGATATGAGCGAATACACATTAGAAGACGCGGGAATGGCCATGATGGTTTGCAAGGACGGTAACGAAATTGACGCACAAGACGTTGTGATACTGTTTAACGATCTACAGCTCAGGGTGGAGGAGTTGGAGGCGCTTACTGCGCTCGATGAAATTAACAGTGACACAAAAACGCCTATCTTTTTGTGTCAGGAGCCGGTAGCCCACTGGAACGGTGTAACTTCATGGCCAGCTTTTAAGCTGGCGTCTACTCATTTCGGAGATAATTTTTCCGCATGGAAGCCTCTATACACCCACCCGCCTGTGACTGCACCATGTCTTAACAGCGAAGAAGCGACACTACTAATGGAGCTAATGCAAGCGGCACTCCACGGCGAAAAGTTAGCGTTGCTTAGAAGGCTGTCTGAGCATCAACTTTACAACAAGCTGGTGGTGCTGGCGGGTAATAAGTAAGAATCAGGATAACGAGTACGTTCCCGGAAAACAGTTACAAATGGGAATAACGATTACAGAGGAGCAGCAAGATGATAGGTCCAATGCAGTTATTCAGACTTTCGCAAGACAATGACTTTTGCGAACTATTAGCAAGCGCGCTTGAAATTGAATGTGACGGGGGCGACTCTGCCGCTTCATTTGTTTCGGCAGCCCTTGAATCGGAAATCCCTGATGATTTGCTTGCCACATTTATAAAAAGGGTTAGAGACGGTGAAGAGGCTAGGCGAGAAAGTTTGACTGGGGACGTTCTGTGTAATGGAGCGCAACAATGAACAATAAACAAGCATTCGACGCGGGCTTTAAATACTGCGCTACGCAATGGGCGGACAGACGCGACCTGATTCCTGACATGGACTGCGATCTGTATGCTGCGGATAAAGAAAGCATACTTGCTGAGATGGGTTCAGGTTCGGCTCAGGGTCCCATGAAAGTCCCTGATGGATGGAAGGTGATACGCAATGACTCGGGATTTATTATTAAAGAAACGGCAGGCGTAGGGCTAACTAATTCCACGGCTATTTTCCCTGACGAAGAAGAGATTATTGAGCGCTTTATCTTTGCATTGCTCTCAGACAACATCAGCCCACAGCAACCCCTTGCAATCAATAAGGAGCGCAACGATGAATGATATTGAACGAGAAGAGCACAGGCTTGCGGCGTTGGCGGCGGGGTATCATAGGCTTTTAGGCACATGCTACAAGGTGCCGACTATAGCGCGAGATGGCGTTCCCGTTGAATGGCACCCTAAGACCAACAAGGCAGACAGCTTTGATTTGATGGTTAATTGTAACATTATCGGAGGATTCTCCAAAATTGAGCAGAGAGCTATGGCGGTACACCCTTACAGTTGGGTCGAGTGCGAATATGGCGGGCACGACACACCTGCTGACGACTTAATGCAGGCCATATTCAACTGCGCCGCAGCAGTAGGCCGGTCAATGGAGGCAAGCAATGAACAAGCAGCAGATTGAGAAATGGATTGAGGCGTACGAAGATTGCGTCCTTGTTAATCGACAAGGCGGCGACGACCCGGCATTCGTGCTGTATGCCGGCGACCTACGCGACCTGCTAAAAACTCACGCGATAGTGCCGAGGGTGCCGACAGACAAAATGGTTGATGCGCTATATCCATCGTCAGGCCGTACAACGCCTAGGGCGACATTCAAAGCCATGATCGAAGCCAGCGAGGAATTAAAATGAGATACC